CTGTACTTAGCGGCCACCTGGCTCTTAATACGCTGACAACACGGAGGGGTCGCGAAGCCCCCCGCTAGCACATGAACAGTTTCTGGGATAAGTGTGATAGTAACAACTCCTGTTCGTAACGAGTTGCTAGCCAAATTTGACAATTCTTGGTATATCTATTCTTAGGCCTGTGCTTATAAGCCACGAATAGTTTGAGGGTTTCGAGGAGGTCGGGATGGACACATCGAGTCTGCATAGGTATCGACCCTGTGAGGTAGTCGATGCGAGCTGCAAGGTGCCAAGTAGGGTTGAACATCCTAAGTCTGCTCCAGGATCTCGGGTCATATTGCCTGATGAAGTTCAGTAATCCGCCCTTGACCCCTAGTCGCTTATAGTCCCTCACCAGCACTGCGAGCCTCGGGCACGAATTGAATAAGGACATCCTCGATCTGAGCAACTTCATGAAGCTACGGTAGTTCTCTGGGGTCAAAGCCGACAGAGTCATTTCATCCTTGAACCGGTCAACTAGCTGATAATAAGATCGCACCTTCGGTCTTGCATTCCTGACCTCATCTAACCATACGCGTCGGGCTTCTGACGAAGCGCTTCTTACACTGTCAGCAAGCACAGTACTCTTGAGCTCACTCAACCCAAGCTTGATAGCCTCCCCACGTGCCAAGCTCAGACCGTATTCCTTCAAAGCGTAGCTTGATATGAGGTCGGCTCGCCTCTCGTTGGTGCCGATGAACGTTACGTCTATGTCCGGTTCTCTCAGTGGTCGGGAGTCACTCATCAAAGTTAGTCCAGTCGGGAGTGGGTCCAGACCCAGCCCACCTGCATGCAAGGGTAACATCGTAAATGCAACAGGTAGGTTGTGGTTCCTACACCATACACGCTTCAACGAGTCCCAGACAGAATCAATAGCCTCATGTCTACTAGGTAGACGGCGTCTTAAAGTCTTGATCGACTCGTAAATTGCCCGTATTACTCTGGTAGTCGACCAGCCCGAATCAGCGGTTGGCAAGTCACTCGTTATGCCGCGCAGTGCCCTCGCAGGCCAACCCGATACCTTGTCTGCAGTGAACCATTGGCGTAGAAACTCCATCTTACCACCCCTCCCGTTGGCGCCCGACTCACCAGGCCTCCTGCCCTGAAGAGCGAACTTACCGACACCACCTTCCACACCCGTGACGGCGTACGCTGCATTCATAAGTGCGCCGGTCGCCCAGTTAGGCACGTAGATAGCGCTGTCATCTCCGTTAATGAAATTGACTACGTCTACCGTCTGTACCCCGAGCCTCTGCAGCGTAAGCAGGCATATCTTGGTCATCGTGTAGTTCCAGAAGTCGCCAACATCCGAAGTAACAGGTAACCCACTCATTAAGCCGCCTGTTATCTCGAACTCTCTCCGCTCATCGCCATCTCTCGCAAGCAATATGGCGTTGTCGAACCCGGCTATAAAACGGCGCTTCAGATCGGCCCACTCCTCCACATCCCTATCGGATACGTTGACTACCCCACATTCAAAGTATATATCGCATATATCCTTGATCTGCTCGGTAGTTGGCTGGTGATCGAAGGCCTTGTAGTCAAAGGCTAACGTATAGTGAGTCTTACATAGGTTGGTCATTCGCGTAAGCCGGTCTAGTTTCTGCCTGAAT